ATCAGGGCTGAGGACTTCGACGACCGCATAGACATCATTCCGGTGTCCGATCCAAACGCCACCACGATGGCGCAGAGGGTGATGCAGTATCAGGCCGCCCTACAGTTGGCTGCGCAGGCTCCTCAGATGTACGACCTCCCTGAATTGCACCGCCAGATGCTCGAAACGATGGGCCTCAAGGATGTCGACAAGATCGTTCCAGACAAGGACGACATCAAGGCCATCGACCCCGTTACCGAGAACGAGAACATCATCAATGGAAAGCCCGTCAAGGCTTTCTCGTATCAGGATCAGAAGGCTCACATCACCGTCCACATGACGGCCCTTCAGGATCCCAAGATCCTCTCGCTTGTGAGGCAGTCTCCTATGGCTCCTTCCATACAGGCGGCAGCCGAGTCGCACATCCGTCAGCACTTGGCGTTCCTCTACAGGGACGAGATCGAAGAACAGTTCGGCGCTCCCCTCCCGCCAGAGGGAGAACCTCTCCCGCGCGACGTTGAGAAGCAACTCGCAGGATTGCTTGCGCAAGCGTCAGAGAAGCTCTTGCAGAAGGACATCGCTGAGGCGCGTCAGGCAGAAGCACAGCGTATGGCAGAGGATCCCATCGTGCAGCAGCAGCAGCGCGAGCTTGAGATCCGCGAGATGGACGTTCAGAGGAAAGCCAAGGCAGACAAGCTCAAGGCAGATGTCGAGCTTGAGAAGGCAGCCATGACTGATGCCCGCGAGCGCGAACGCATCGAATCCACCGAGAGGGTTGTTGGTGCTCAGATCGGCGCGAAGATCGCTGGAGATGTTCTTGAGGGAGAAATCAAGGGCGTCGAGCTTGCCGAAAAGGAAAAGATGGAAGGGGCGCGTCTCGGTGTCGAGATCGCCAAGGCTCTCATAGACACCAAAGGAAAGGGTGAGTAATGGCAAGGAAGTCTATCAAGCAGAGTATTTCTATAGGGGGTGTGTCGGCTAAGGCCAACAAACCTCAAAAGAGGGCTGCCAAGAAAGCCAAGAAAGCTGCGGTCATTCCGCTGGTCACCTTGGATGGCGACAGGATGTACCCAGCCCAAGCTAAAGAATACTGGGCAAACATCAAACGCACAGCGTCTTGATGGACCAACCTGATCTCGCAGCTTTGTTGCAGAAGCGTCTTCGTGAGTTTATGAACGAAGGTGCCGATCACCTCGCAACGGGAGGCGCAAAGGATTACGCCGAATACCAGCGCATGGTAGGGCGCATCGATGGCATAGCCCTCGCAGAACGTGAACTCCTCGATCTCGTAAAGGATGAAGACGAAGACGAGGAATAGCGCAAGGGAACCGTTGCCCCTTTATGAAGCAACGCATGATGAGGTAAGTGATGGCAAAAGTGGTTGATTTCCAAGAGGAAAAAGCGGCCAAGCAATTGCCGCAGCCTTCTGGTTACAGATTGCTGATCGCCCTTCCAGAGGTCGACGAGAAGACTGAGGGAGGTATCTTCAAGACGGACAATGCGATGGAAACGGAAGCGGTGTCGAGTGTTGTGGGTTTCGTTCTAAAAATGGGGCCTGATGCTTACAGTGACACCAAGAGGTTCCCATCGGGACCGTGGTGCAAGGAAGGGGACTTTGTTCTCTTCAGGGCTTTCCAAGGTACCCGTCTCAAGATCCACGGCAAGGAGTTTCGTTTTATAAACGACGACAGTGTCGAGGGTGTGGTTGATGATCCCAGAGGATATGCGAGGGCATGATGGCTGAACAACAGGAAGTTGAATTTGAGGAAGAAGACGGCATTGAGGTTGAGGTCGTGGACGACACCCCTGCCGACGACAGGGTGTCTGCGCGCGACAGGGAAGCGGCAGCCGACTTCGATATCTCTGAAGACGAGATAGGGCAATATTCTGATCGCGTTCAGAAGCGCATCAAGCGTTTGAAGTATGAGTTCCACGAGCAGCGCCGTGCAAAGGAGACGGCAGAGCGCCAGAATACAGAGGCTCTCGCTCACGCTCAACGCATGGTGTCAGAGAACAATGATCTCAAGAACCTTTTGAAGCGAGGCAACGAGGCTCTCTACAAGGCCACCGAGGCCAAGACTGATACAGAGCTATCGGTTGCCGAGAAGGAATTTCGTGAAGCCTACGACGCCGGTGATAGTGACCGCATCGTCGAGGCTCAGAAGATGGTTAATGAAGCCTATTACACCAAGCGGAGCGTCGAAGACATGCGTCCGCCTGCACAGGAAGCGCCACCCGGTAACGGGCAAGACAGCCCCGCTCCGCAACAAGACTATGTAGCGCCTCCTGACCCCCGTGCCATCCAATGGTTACGCGACAACCCTTGGTTCGGGCAAGACAAGGAAATGACTTCTTTCGCCTACGGCCTGCACGACAAGCTGGTGGTTGACGAGCGGATTGATCCCCGTTCAGAAGATTACTACCTCAGGGTCGACAAGCGCGTAAGGGAGGTCTTTCCTGAACGCTTCGAGGAAGAGCCTGCGCGTGAGGGGACTCCTCGCAAATCCGTGGTTGCTCCTGCGACAAGAGGAAGCAAGCCGCCACGCAAAGTAACACTCACCGGCACCCAGATTGATCTCGCCAAGAAACTGGGGATTACGCCCGAACAATATGCGAAGCAAGTCGCGAAGGAGATGGCGCATGGAAGATGACGCTCGTACACCGAGACACCACGAAACCCGTGAAAAGGAATCACGCACCGAGACACAGTGGGTACCCCCATCACTACTACCCGACCCCGACCCGCAGGAGGGATGGGTTTTCAGGTGGGTGCGCACTTCGATAATGGGCCACGCTGACAACACCAATGTGTCCAAGATGTTCAGAGGCGGTTGGGTGCCCTGCCGGGCAGAAGACCATCCTGAACTTTGCATCCAGTCTGATGTAGGTTCGCGTTTTGGATCCGATGGAAACATCGAGGTTGGCGGTCTTCTTTTGTGCAAGATGCCGCACGAGAAGCACCAGAAAAGGGCTGAACATTATCGGGACAAGGCGGAACAACAGATGGATGCCGTCGAGTCGAATTACATGCGGGCGAACGATCCTCGTATGCCGCTTCTTAAATCAGAGCGGAAGACGCGGGTAGACTTTGGCAAAGGAGGGTAGTTGCCCTCCATAACATGAGGACATTGAATCATGGCTGGTTCAGTACAAGCTCCTTATGGGATGATCCAAGTTGGCGTTCTTGGTGATAGTTACAATACGGGTGGTGCCACTCAATATCCGCTCGGATCGAATAACACCAACGCGATTTTTGCGGGGCAACCCGTATGTTTCTCGGATGGTGTTACCGTTCCGATCACGGCCACCCCGACTACCACCTATGGCGCTACGACCACTCCCATAGGCGTCGCTTCTGGCTTCCGTTATATCGACGGAAGCACGGGGCAATTGACGTTCTCCAACAATCTTGTTGCGAGTTCGATGACCTCTTCAGGTCATTCTGCCGTACAGGTGTATGTGTGGGATAACCCGAGGGCGGTTTTTAAGGTCCAAGCAGATGGCGCTATGGTCGCCACGGATCAAGGGAAGAACTCTGCTCTTACGAATGTTACTGATGTTAATACGCTTGACCTCAGTAAGCAGAGCAAACTTACCGTTGATGCGGATGCTGCAACGACCGCAACTCTAGCTGTTCGTGTTGTTGGGCTGTTTGAAGCTCCCAATAACAACTGGACTGATACATATCCAGACGTTCTCGTTACATGGAACTTCGGTGTGCATCAGTACCAGACGAGCACCTTGGCATAGGAGGCTGGCATGGCTATTTCAAGAGCACAAATGCTGAAGGAGCTACTGCCCGGTCTCAATGCTTTGTTCGGCTTGACTTACGAAACCTACGAGAACGAGAGCGAGCAGATTTACGAGACAGAGACTTCTGACCGTTCGTTTGAAGAGGAGGTTAAGCTGACGGGCTTCGGACAGGCTCCTGTTAAAGCGGAAGGTGAAGCGATCAATTACGACACGGCAAGTGAGAGCTTCTCTGTTCGCTATAACAACGAGACCATCGCAATGGGCTTTGCGATTACCGAGGAAGCGATGGAAGACAACCTGTATGACTCGCTGTCTGCGCGTTATACAAAAGCACTTGCGAGAGCGATGGCTTACACCAAGCAGGTGAAGGCCGCTGTTCCGCTCAACCAAGGTCTTCCGACTACCGACAACTTCGATTCGGGTGACGGCGTTTCGCTGTTTAATACGGCTCACCCAACCGTTGCCGGTGGCACCAATGCCAACACTCCCACCACCCAGACCGATCTCAATGAGACCAGTCTTGAAGCGGCTGTTATTTCTATCGCCGCGTTCGTGGATGAGAAGGGTTTGTTGATTGCTGCCAAACCTCGGAAGCTTATTGTTCCGCCAAACAACATGTTCGTGGCTACCCGGATCCTCGATTCGGAAGGCCGCACGGGAACGGCGGACAATGACATCAACGCCATCAACCACAACGGTACGATCCCCGAGGGGTATGCTGTGAACCACTATCTCACGGATACCGACTCGTGGTACATCGTCACCGATGTGCCCAATGGCATGAAACACTTTACTCGTGTTCCGCTCCAGACATCGATGGACGGCGACTTCGATACGGGTAACGTGCGTTACAAGGCACGCGAACGCTATGTGTTCGGTGTCTCAGATCCCCTCGGAATGTTCGGTTGCGAGGGAGCATCCTAAAGGCGAGCGGGGGCTTCGTGCCCCCGCTTTCTTTTTTGGCTTGTATGGTGGTTATGTTGGGATAGCGACCCAGCGCTAGTATAAGCAAGCTATAGAGTGGAGCTTACGGGCGCGCTGTTATAGTAAGGGGGATCGCAGGCCCCCACCTTTTCTGGGATCAATGGCCCTTGGGACTGACCCAGCAGACGCTATGAAGACACTGGGGCCTTTCTCTCATAGGAGAACTTGGTTATGGGTACGACAACTTTTTCTGGGCCAGTCAAGGCTGGCACGATCAACAACACTACCGGCACTACGGTAGGCACTGACATGAAGAATATTGGTTTTGTTGTAATGGCGCAGTCTGAGGCCATTACCGAAGCTGCCACTTCAGCCAGCACCGACATGATCATTCCCGCCAACAGTCAGATCATAGACATCAAATGTCTTGTCACAACGGTGTGGGACGGCGGCACTAACACCCTCGATGTCGGAGACGGCACCACTACCGACCTGTATGTCAACGGCATGGTAACGTCGGCGGCTGGTCTGGTGAACATGACGGCGGCGACCACCGGCACAGGAGCCAACTGGCGCGATGTCGGGACGACCGATGTAAGGATTTCAGTCGACTCTGTGGCAACCGGAAGCGGCGTTGGTGTTTTGACTGTCTGGTATATCCAGAACATCAACCTGACATAGGAGGGTACCATGACCGATCTAAGGTCTTTTACCTACACCTATTCTGGTACCGCTGAAAGCACGAGCAACCCTGCGGCGGACGTTGACGCCTGCGGGGATGCTGCTGCTTTAACCGATGACGAGTACTACATGCTCCTCGACGGCGGCATGGCGACTGCTGGGGATGGTGATGGTGTTTGTACGTCCCAGAGCGTCAATGGTCAGTTGGCGATTGATGGAGCCGATTCAGAAGAGAAGAACGGTATCCGTAGGGTCAACTATGGAAGGGCCGCGCCGCGCCGTGTGTCATTCGCTTCTGCGAGTGACAAT